AGCTACTAACCGAGTAGCCCTCTCAGCGTTTGTAGTATCAGTATGAGGGCTTTTTGTCAGATATCAAAGCGTATTCGTGTTTGGCGTGTCGGCCTTAGGGTGCTCTTTAGGTTTAGACTTTAAGCCATTACCGGCTAATACGCCGCCAAGGGCCCCGGTTAAAAATATGGCTAAGGTTTGTAGTAGTTGTATAAAGTCTCGATCGTTAGGCGCTTGAGCTCCTACCGGTTGCGTAACAAAGACAAGCGCGTATACGGCACCTGCGGTAATGACAAAAAAGGTTAAAGCTAGTACCGCGCCAATTAAAAATATGAGGCGAGCGTGAATATCCTCAGGTGTTAGTCGCTTATTTTCTTTACTCATCTGTCGTAATAAGGTCCTTAGTGCAGGTGCCGGTAACTTCGCATTGAGGCGGAGTGCACTCAGGCTTTGTCCAGTTTTCGTATTCTTGACACTCATACCGTACCCATCCTTGGTAACCGCACCCCGATAGGAGGATAGTCCCCACTATCGCCCCTATCAGGGCCCGGATCATTTAGAGCCTATGCCGTATTGCTTCTCGCTTGGTTGTACCGCTTTAAGTAGCGGACCTACGAGGCCGGCGATAAAGGCATTAGCTAATACTTTTGGATCAGTAATACCGGACATATACAAAGCTGCTACGGATGCGAGCGCTGCTCGTGCATATGATTTAGCTGCTGCTTCTAATTGTTTTTTATTCATTTTTTAATCCTAACTTTTCTATTAGTTGTTTAGCCTTAGTAGCCGATACCTCTACCTCAAAGTGCATATCGTCCGGCCTGCTCTTAAAGTCGCCGCCCCACTTGAGGCCGTACTTTTTAGCAAGGGCTCTAATCATTGGTATTTTTTCAGCCGGGAAAGTGTCATATTTTCCTAGCGGATGCTTAGTAGCATTGAGATCGATGGCGGTACCAGATGAGTGGCAGGATAATTTAGTCGGATTACCTCTAACCATCCTGTACGCATATGCCCAATCGTCAAAAGTACCCTCATCGATCGGCTCGATTAGCTCGTGAAACTCCGCAGCAAAGGCCGCCAAGAGAGGCCCAACACTCTCGGCGCACCTTAGCTTACGATCCGTACCCTTTACAGGGTAGGACTTTATCTTTATCGCATCCGGATCTTTAGAGGCCGGATAGCCGTTATAGCTTGTCTCCATTACTCAAAAAGTGCAGCTACATCATCGGCTGTTAGGCCGAGCTTGTCATAGACAGATTGGCGAGCTGCCGCTTTGTCTGCTGCGGCTTTGTCGTCCGCTGCCTTTTGCTCAAGGTAGGCCGCTGCATCTGCCTCGCGCTGCTCAATTTCAAGATCAGTAAGAGCGCGCTCCACTACCTCACCTGTTGCACAATTTACTTCTATTGCTGTAGTCATGTTGTCTCCTTATGATTTGTTAATGCCGTAAAGGGTTGCTGTTGAGTATTGCTGCCAAGTTCCTGAGTCAGGATAAAGCAAGATAGAAGTGATGGCAGATGTGTTAGACCACAGGTTAGCGACTAATGTTGCATAGGCTTCTGTGCCGTTGTTTTCAGATACGCCATCGGCTGAGACAGATTTATTATTTGATCCTGCATAGTTTGGAATATAAATCTCGCCATTACCAAAGGTACTAGCGGTTGCACCATTACCTGCACCCTGCCCACCAATTAAATAGGTAGGGGTAACGCTTTCGGAGTATACAGTTGAGCCAGTACCCTCAAGAGATCTAAAAGAATAATTAGTAGTCGCACCATTAAACCTGATTTGCACAGTTCCGTACTTGAGAGCAGATGAACTTCTTGTTGAATACTTTACGACTAAATCTGTATAAGTGCTAGGGATGGATGTGAACTCCATATTTGCAGCCCCGCCCGATCCGACTGTAACGGCTGCGATCTTAGTAAATGTAGTAGCCATTATGCCGCCTTAATTCCATAGAGGGTAAAGGTAGAGCCAGCAAGGATGTTTCCAGATGTAGTAGAAAAGGAAATGTCATTGATCGCAGAGGTGCTTCGCCATAAGATGACATTAGCCTCTGTGCCTTTAGTTGTGCCAGTATCGTTATTACCTGTTCTAGCAAGGGTTGTCTTGTAAGTCGTAGTGTTGGAGTAATTCATAAAATCTAATGTCGTAATACTTGCATAGGCATTAGTCCCTGTACCTACCGCTAAAGACACATAACCAAAAGCAACACTAGATGAGCGAGATGAAGCAGCGGTAGTGCCGTTACCATAGACAATAGTGTTGGAATAGTTAGTGCCAGTATCATTGTTTAGTTTTAATTTTAGGACTTGATCTGCGCTTACTGTTCCATAGTTAATGACTAATCTTAAATCTGTATAAGTTCCTGAGATACTCGAAAAGGTTACAGATGCAGCACTGCTACCTAAAGTAGTTGTAGCGATTGGCTCGTATGTTGATGGCATGACTACCCCTTAATTCCGTATAGGGCGAATTGAGTCGCGCTAGTCCAGTTAGATCCTGTGCTAGTCGTTAAAGTAATTGTGTTAATTGCGCTAGTGCTCATCCATAACCCCGAAAATAGTTGGATGTTACCGCTGCCGTTATAGTCATTACCCATAAGATTTCGAGTTGTCTTGTATTTATTGGCATTGGCATAATCCAAGATGTCTACTACACCTGCGCCTACTGTTGATGCTAAAGCACTTGCCGCCGGCATCGCACCCATGATGATGTTTGTCGCTGAGGCACTACCAGCACCCGCTGCGGCTGATGATCCATCTCCGAGCAAGCGATGGTATTCCATGTAATTTGAGCCAGTATCGCTATTAAATCTACATAAGAATAGATCCGTTACAACGCTCGATCTATCTGATCTGCCAATGTATCTAATTTGCAAATGCTGATAAGTAGATGGGATGCTGCTAAAAGTTATAGTGCCGCTAGAGCCTGTTCCTGATGCACTAGCAATAGACTCATAAGAGTTAGCTGCCGATAACCTACTTGAGGCTAAAATGCCGAGAATAGGACTCATTAGCTCAGGTCGCCCACAATTAAAAACTCATCTACACCAATACAAATAACTGTAGCAGCTGAGTATTGCGCTCTTAATTTAGGAGCCGTTGAGGTTGCACCTGTTGAGCGAATAGTTACGCCTGATCCCTGATTAAACGTAACTTGTCCGGCTCCACGCTGATATAGATTTATTTGATTACCAATACTAAAAACGGATGGAGGTACTGTAACGGTAATAGGACTAGCGTTATTAAGCTGCACTAAATCGTTAGAGGCATCTGCAATTACTAGCGTATACGTCGTACCTGTTTCAGCTTTAAGTCCGAGGGTGTTAGCTGCCGTTACATCAAATCCAATATTTACCGTACCGGATGTACCGCCTCCAGTAATAGGGCTAGTTACTGTTACGCCCTCGATGTCACCTGTTGCACCTGAGGCCGCCCAGGCTGAGCCCGTGTAATACCAAAGTGAGTTAGTGTCTTTTGTAAATGCAAACTGACCCTCCTGCGGAGCAGTAATAGCAGAGTTACGAGCTGCTTCACTAGCAAAGACCAAGATGCCTTGCATGAGGTAGCCGTTTACGTCACCTGCCGTTAAAACCTCACCTGTTGTAAAGGTCTTAAAACCTAGACCAGCTGCCATTTCTTGCTCCTTAGTAAGCTAACACGGAGGTATCGAGGACTCCGTATAGTGTTGAGTCTAATATAAAGCCGTCGATAATCGGCTCTAGTGTTGTAAATGTCGTTTTCCACGAGTTAGGCGTAACGCGGTGTACTACGCCAAACACTTGTAAAGTCTGTTGCAGGGTCGAGTTACCAGGCTGATTAGTTGTAACCTCTACCGGGTCAAAAAAATCTAAGCTAAGAGCTGCAAGGATGCCATCGTTATAATCGTCCATATATAGATCAAGCTCGACCGCATCGCATCGGGTCCGAGTATCTTTACGGCTTGCAACGTAAGCCCGTGCGTAATCGAGTGCGGCTTGGTCCGTATCCATTACTAGATTTTGTTGGTTATATGAGTGCACAAAGTACTCATCGATAGAGTCTTGATCCTGAGCAATCTGAGCCGTACCGCCGATTTTAGTGATAGAGGCAGAGTTATAAACCT